TCAGTCGCTGCGTTTGCCCCCTCTCCAACAGAGTTAAGGACTGCATCCTTCGCTGAGATCGCCGTCTCGCTAACGGCCTCTGACAATGCCTTTGCCTTGTCGGCCAAAAATCCGAACATATTCATCCGCTCCATGAATGCACGATAAAGATTTATCGACACCGATCGAGCGTTCTTTAGAACAAATTTCTAGCATAGAAAACCCAGCTCTTGGCTGGGTCTAGGATTTGTGAAAATCAAGAATCGAGCAGGTGCAAGATTCTCCGAATTTCTCCAGCGTCAATCGTGGCCTGCATCGACTGGAAGAGCAGCACCACGTTGTGGCCTTGGAGCACAGAATAAAGCTCATGTCCAAATTCGGTTTTACGCTTCACGCCCAGAATGGCGGCTCCATGCCCAGATGCTGGTGCCTTCTCAATCAGGCCAACGAATTCCATTTGGGCTGCGAGCGTTTCGGCCCAATTGTGGAAGTCTTCTACTGGCGGGAGCTCACGCTCTCCAAGACTTTCAAGATGTCTTCGATACGCAGACCCAGCGAGAGAGGGAGTAAATGATTGCCCCTCGTTGGCCGAGGCCAGAATACGCTTAGCGAGCTCCCACATTTCCATACATATCACTCCTTTGAAGTTAGGAGGACTCTGCCATGACTACGGAAAATAAAAAACCCGGCTTGATGGCCGGGCTTTACTGTGCAACCTAAACGCGCAAGATCGACAGGATGGGTAAATACTCTCTCACTTTCTCACTCAGTGCAATGGCTTTTTGCTACGCGGCGCAACTTTCGATAAGCCCCTCTGCGTCGAGCAGTTCCTGAGCGGCAGTGAGCGCCTTGTTCACCTGGTCATCGAGCGACTTGCGAATCCCTGAGCGCCACCGGTAACGAGTCGATTCTGGCTTGCCGTCGTTATCCCAGTTGGTGATGTCGTACCAGGCTGCCGGCAGCACCGCGGCGGAGCGCTTGCCCTCGGCACCGGCAACTTGCGGGATGGCCCAGGTCAGCACCGCGCATTCCCGGAAGCGCTTCGGCGCCGGCGTCTTCACCGAATTGAGCAATTCCAAAATAGCGCCGTGTTTGCGCTCCTGGTGCGTCGAGTACTTCGCCACTAGTGCCCGCCAGTGCGCCGGGGTCAAAGCCTTGTGCAGCCTACCGAACACCCAGCAGTCCTGGAGAAACGCCGCCTCCTTGCCGACGATCTCCCCCTTCTGCTTGGCGCACTGCACCTTCGGCTCAAAGTCGCAGCCGCCGGCGGAACTGATGGTCTCGGCCGCAAGGGCGCGAACTACTGCTGAAACAACGTTGCGATAGGTCATGCGGCTTCCCCTTTTTTCAGCTCTCTGGTCTTTGCCCGGTATTCGGCCTTGATGGCCTGCAACTGCTCGATGGTGTAGCGCTGGGGCTCGTGAGGCCCTTCCAGCCAATCCACTTTGTCGGCGCCAATGCGCTTCACCAGCTCCAACCGGTAATTCACGATGTCGCCCGACTTGTGGTTGTTGCACGGCGCGCACTGGCGCCACACATTCAGCGGCTCAAAGCGAAGCTCAGGGTTGCCGCCAACGGTGCGGTAATGCCCGGCGTGCCACTGACCGTTGTGGTGCCGGCCACAGCTCACACATGGAAGGCCGATGTCCCGCTCACGGACCCAGGCGTTGAACGCTGTCTGTGCCTCTTTCATGTGCTGGGCACGCGACTTGATCTTCACTTTCGCCGCGCGCAGTTCCTTGCGGCCGATCTCGGCCAGCGACTTACGCGCTTTGGCCTGGTTCACGTCTTTGATGGCCAGCCCACATTTCGGGCTGCACACGGCCTGGCCCAGGCGCTGCGGCGGGAAGTTGATGCCGCATGCCGGGTTCTTGCAGGTTTTCTTTTCCGTTCCTTGGTTGTTACAAGCATGGCTCAGCCTCCTTGGCTTTCTGCTGCTCTGTGGTGAAGTCGCCGCGCAAGGGCATCAATTGCTCAGGCTTGAAAAACCCGTAGCCGTCTTCGCCATCTCGTCCAACGATCCAGCCGTCATGTGGAGCGACCCACAACCGGCCGCCTGGTTCTTCAGCTTTCTGCCCCTGGAGCCGAAAAATGACGAGGCTCACTTGCGACATAGAGGAAATTCCGTAACGCGAAACCAACGTCAGCGCCAGATCGCCCGACTTGAAGTTGTGGCTCATGCAGCCTCCTTGAATGCTTCAAACTCTGCCATTTCGGTCAGGCGCTCTTCGGTGAGGGTTGGCCAGTCATGCAGCACCAGGTACGCGCAGCACTGGCGCCAGAAGTCTTGGAATGTCTCCTCTCCCATCGAGTCGTAGGAGAGGCTTCGGGGTGTCTTGCGGGTGAGCTGGCCCAGGCCTGGGATATCGAACGCTTCCTCGTCGCAGTACACGCCCGACTCCAGCTGCAGAGCCTTGATCGCGTCGTGGGACTGCTTGCCGGAGAACCGGTCAATGTTCTGGCTCAGTACCCGGCCCAGGCCGTGGACCAAGCCATTGAACCGTGGGTTGCGCGGCTGCTTGAGGTCGGCGCGGATCTTCGCGTTCATCTTGAATTCCCGCTCGCGCAGGATCGACCGGTCAGCATCGGAGGACGGCACGAAAGCGGCCACCTCCTTGCCAGTGGCCGGATCGACCAGGCGGCGCAGTACCAGGTACACGGGCATTGGGCGGGGCTTGGCTGGCTTGCTCATTGCGCCACCCTCTTCTCTTCCAGTTCTTGGGCTTGCCGAATCAGCAGCGCCCGACGATCCGCCAACTCATTGGCCGCTTCAATCCGCATTTCGGTTTTTCGTTCGGCGCTGGCCTTGCGCATCTCCAGCATCGAGTTCTTGACCAGTTCCAGCCTTTGGCGCAGCACTGGTGCAGACTGGGTGACGGCGCCGGTGAGCAAGCCGGCAATGGCGCGGCCATCTTCGGTAACTGGCACGATGCTCAGGTCAGCCAAGTACTTCTGGCCGTGCTCTTGGGGAATGCGTTTCAGCTCCAACGCCTTGGTGACGGCCTGGATACGGCGATTGGCGTCAAAACCCACGGACACGTGCCAGTTGACCGGTTTCGCATCCTCGCGGGCCTGCCCTACGAAACGCTGGTAGGCGTCGATGAACGCCATGCGGGCACCAATTTTGTCGCCGCCATCCAAGATGGGTTTCGCAGCAGCCAGGGCCAGTTGGATTTCATCGGTCAGCACCACGGTTTCAAATTCGTCGTTGGTGGTCATGGCGATGGCCCAGGCCTCGTCCTTGCCCGGGCGCCCGTCGGAGGACTGGACGCGCTGCAGGATGTCGGCCATCGCCAGCTTGCCCTTCACCTCAAAGCGGCAGGCCTTCAACGCGGCTTTGACGACCGGCACCGGGTAGGCGCAAAGATCTTCAGCCATCATCGCTGCGGTACCCGGGTTCATCTCCTGGCCCATAGCCTCGGCTGTTGCGCAGATGGCGGCGGCCAGCCCGGCAACCTGCTGGTCATTCATTTCAAAGGTATTCATTGCGGTCACCTGCTTGGCGTTTGGCCAAAACCATCTGGGCAGCCTGCTCCGCTGCGGAGTGGTTCGCTTCGGTCCGCTCCATCTGGCGGGCTGTTGTGCCGTTGATGCGCTGCCCGGTCACCCACTGGGTGTGGTAGCTCTCGGCGTTGGCCAGCAGCTCGTTGAGGCTGTGGCACTTGCGCAAGACGGCGGCATCGCTGGTTTTCAGGAAGTGGGCCGCGACGTGGTGGGCGACATCGGCGCCGAGGCGGTCGACCAATTGGCCGAGCTGGCCACCGACCTTGGCGTTCCAGACAGGCCAGGCGCCGTAGCGCTTGCGATAAGCCATGGCGTAGTTCGCCCAGACCTTGAAGGTTTTGCAGGACTGGTCTTTGGGGCCCGGCATGTCGGCGGGAATCTCGACACGGGGAGTATCGGTGTGGTCAACCACCAGCACCAAGCCGCGGGACTGAGCCGGCTTGCCGGTGGCGTCCTGCAAGTCCTGACTGGTGTCCTGATTGGTACCCTGATGATTGGTATCCTGATTTGTCGGAGATTTTTCCGACCCTTGCCCGGATTTTTTTCCGACCTTGCTCGGAGATTTATCCGAGGTAGATCGGATTTTTTTCCGACCCTTGTTGTTTGGTGGGGTCGGATATTTTTCCGACCCGTCCAGTTTCTGGTTCCACTCGACGGCCTTCTCCGTGAGGCGGAAAAGCGTAATGTTCGAAGTGCTGGAAAGCTCAATCAAACCGGCCTCCTCCAGGGCCTTCAGCATGCGGTAAGCGGTGTCCGGCTTATCAGTGAGTAGCGGCAGCTCCTCGATGATCTTGGCCTTGCTCAGCGCGAAGAAGATCCCGTCATCGGTCTTGATTGGCTTGGTCCAGCTCGGGCAGCCGTAGACGAAGGCGAACAGCAGGGCCTGCTGAGAATTCAGCCCCCACTCCAGCGCCTTCACCTGGTTAATCGTGACGGTGTATTGCATGTCAGGCCTTCCCGACCTTAGCGGCCAATTCAAGGAAGCGATCCACGTACCAGTGAGGCTGCGTCTCGCGGGGGCATTGAGGGCTGGTGAGGTTCTTGCCGTAGGCCATGCCCTTCTCGGTCACAGACCAGAAGTCCACCATTTCCTGCTTGGAGTTTTTGCGCTGGAGGACCTTGAGGAAGCCGTGGGCTTCAAGTGCAAGGTTGAAGGCGCGTGGCGTGCTGGCAATGGAGTGATCTTTGATCAGGGCGGTGATTGCCTTGGTGGGCATCGACGAACCACCAGCGGCGTCAGGGGCGGCATCAACGGCGTAGCCTGGGAGGAATTTAGCGTCCAGGCCGTTGTTGGCGGCAATCTTGGCCAGCATCAGCATCTTGCTGGAGTTGGCAGGCTTCAACAGGCGGTCAAAGCATTCCAGGATGGCCAGCTCGCCGACGATTTTGGAGTTGTTTGGGCCTTGGGCAGAAAAGTTGCCGGTCTTGCGGATGCTCGGCAGGACCTGGCCAACCACCCACTCTTCGAACCTCTCGGCGGCCGGCAGCTTGGACTTCATCACTAGCCGGTACAGGTCCCGCTCCGGGATGATGGTCATGAAACCACCACCCTGTTTCGGGGTAGTGGTCGCAGCCTTGCAATGACGGGCCACGGCGTTCTCCGGTTTGGAGTAGCCGAGGGTGTCGGCGACATCGCGCGCGACAAACCACGGATCGCCAAACTTGTCGGTAATGACCCGGATTGCGGCGCCGTCGAAGTCAAACGGAATTACTGAAGAATTGCGCGCCACGTTTTCAGATTGCGGAAAACGTGGCGCGGGAATGTTGGGGCTATTGATCGATTCTGTGTGTTGGTGCATGATTCGCTCCAGTTGTTTACTGCTGTAGAAAAAGCCGACCTCGAACGTCGGCTTTTTTGTGCCTGCAATTCAGGCTATGGATTTCAGTGGACGAGCCGCCGCGAGCAGTTGCTCAGCTCTACGCCCCAACTCCCCCGCCTTCGCTTCAACCTGGCGGCACTGCTTGGCGAACGCTGGCAAGTGCGGAAGGTCCAGTTCGCACATAACCTGGTCGTCGAACACTTCGCTGCCGGTGTCGATCACATCGCCCAGGGCGCGGATCAGTGCGCCGAAGCTTTTGTTGGCGCATTGGTCGCTGGTCATCTGGCGGGCGCCGGTCAAGCCGTGACGGCTGGCAAGCTCGTTCACGCAGTGGTCGCGGAATTCGGGTTCAAGGGCGTTCACCCACGACTCTTCCAGCCAGGAAGGCATCTCCTGGTCACCGGATAGCCAGCGCTGAACACGTTTGAGCCAGCGGCCGGTAGCCTTCACAAACTCATTCACGTCGGCGGTCAGTTCCGCAGAGTTGAAGTCAGGAACGTCTTTCTTCTGGGCGCGATCAGGAATCGACAGGTGCAGTTCGCGGCTCAGCGCCTGAGCGAAGTCGTCCTGGCTCAGGCTGGTGCGCGCGATCTGGTTTTGGGCATGGGCGACCAGCACCTGATCACGGGTTTGTACGGTGTGTCTGGAACTGGACGTTTGCATGGGGACTGCTCTCTTCTAATCTGGCTTCAATGGAACGGCGGGCAGGGATGTCGCTTAGCTGGCGTGCTTCCAATGGATTTCTGGTAAGCATTCCTGACGCGTCACCTTCCCGCCCGTGGCGTGTTCGATTTCAATGGCGCGCTCGGCAGTAATCGACCGGTCACCAGAGATGAGTCGAGACAGATAGCTCGCTGGGATACCAAGGCTTAAAGCGAGGCGTTTTCTTCCGCCGCGCGGAAGCTGCTTTGCGTACGTGGGGAAGTCCATACGGATTTACCTTCTGGTTCATTTATGCATGAATTTACCATAAATGTTTACCAAGTAAAGGTAATTTCCCTTAAGGGAAATAAAGGTTTTAATTGAGGGATGGAAATCAAAGACATACGCAGAGCCCGAGTACGCCAGATCATTGATCGCGACTTTGGGGGTAAAGACGCTGACTTCGCCGCCAAGGTCGACAAGCAGCCGTCTTACATTTCACGCCTGTTTACGGACAAGGCCGAACACCTGAGAAATATCGGGGAGAAGATGGCGCGCGACTTCGAGCAGAAGTGCGGGCTTGAGCTCGGATCTCTGGATCGGCCTTTGAGCGAAGCTGAATTATCTTCAGGCACCGTTTCAGATGCAGCGCAGCCGCGGATCCAGGTAGATGTACCCCTGAAGCAGATCAGCGTTTGGGACGATCAGACACCAGTTAACGATGACGAGGTCTGCGTTCCATTTCTGAGGGAGGTAGAGCTGGCTGCCGGCTCCGGGCGATTCTCCATCGAAGAGCACGACGCAGAGTTTTTGCGATTCGGTAAAAAGAGCCTGCGCGAAAACGGGGTCCAGTTCAGCAACGCTAAGTGCGTGACCGTTCGCGGCAACAGCATGATCCCAGTTCTCCGGGACGGCGCGACTGTGGGGGTAAATACCGGAAAAACAGGCCTGGGTGATATTGCTGATGGCGATCTTTACGCTATCAACCACAATGGCCAGCTGCGAGTTAAGCAGCTGTACCGTTTGCCGTCGGGGATTCGTCTGCGCAGCTTCAATCGTGATGAGCACCCCGATGAGGATTACACCTTTCAGCAGATGCAGGATGAGCAGATCGCTATCCTGGGGCATGTATTCTGGTGGGGCATGTACGCTAGGTAGGATCAAGCTGGATCGCGCGTGCGCTACGCTGGCATTTGAAGAGTTTTTTTGAGCAAGGAGCAAAACGTGGCAGTTTCTGATAATGACGTGGAGCTAGAAAGCGAGGATCAAAAGGAGATAGAAACCCTCCAGTCGCTGCCCTCTGACGCATTTATCGCTTTCTTTAAAAAAGAGGGGCATTACCAGAAGTGCCACATATGTGGCGCTTCTGATTGGTCGGTAATGGGTAACGATGGAGCTCCGAGCGCGATCACATTAGAAGCCTTCGAGGGGGGTGGTACCTTCGGTCTGGCATATGCCCTGACGTGTGGACGCTGCGGGCATATGCGATTCGTAAACGCCAAAGCTGTACTGGCGGACCTTGAAAAGGACAGCAAGGAATGACTACAGAAAAAGTTGATTCCAATCTTTTCCATATGGTGCGAAAGCGTGACAGTGGCAGCGGTCGTGATCATACTGGAAATGGCAAACCACCTGGAGGTGATGATTTGGAGGCTCGGGTAGCAAAGCTTGAAGCTCACGTTGAATACATCCGCAGAGATCTTGATGACCTCCGCGTCGATTTGCGCGAATTTCGTGGCGAGACCAAGGCTTCTTTTACCGGAGTCAGATCCGAGATGAAAAGTGATTTCCGTCTGGTCTTTGGTGCGTTAATTGCTGCCAGCCTTGGGTTGGCTGGCCTGATGGCCAAAGGGTTTGGCTGGCTCTAAACCAAAATAAATTCACCCGAGAAGCCCGGCCCAGTGCCGGGTTTCTTGTCTCTGCCCTATTTTACGTACATCTCTACTATTTGCCCGATGCCGCCGGCTCTTGGTATCGCAGCACAAACCCGTTGAAAGCCTTCTTACGCGCCAGGTCATCCATCTGAGCATTGGCTTCTGCCCTCGTGGAGAATGGCCCTACAAA